ATTTTTTTTATGAGCTTTTGTTTTTCTTTTAATAACGTCAGGAGTTGATTTAACATTCTTTACTGTATCTTTATATTTTTCTATTAAAGATTTAGTGCCTGTAGGTTTAACTGAAGGTTTAACAGATTTAATAGCCCCAGCAACTTTTTTACCTTTTAATAATAGATTAAGCCAAGCCATAATTAAGCCTTACGCTTTATCCATTGTTGAAACAGCAGAATAAGCTCTGTGACCAGCTGCTTTTTCCGCGCCTTTAGATTCATCTCTTCGTGCTTTAAAGCTTTGTGATTTTTTTCCATGACGGGCACCTAAAGATTCATCAAGTCTATCATCATAGCCCTGACTTTTGCCGCCTATAGATTTCTTAGCTCTTTTGCCATTGAATCTAGATTTGTAAGGTCTTGTTCCGAAATCGTTTCTCATGTTTTTCTCCTTATTAGTTATTAGTATAACTTACCAAGAAAGGCAAGTCTATTTCTTCTTTACTCCGCCATTTCTAAAGACCTGAGTTCCTTTTATTCCAAAAATGCTCGCTACCACGGTAATCCACAAAGTTTGGAACCAAATCGGCAGTGAGCCAAAATGATGAAAGAAAAGTTCCACCTTCTGCATCATTACCGGATCGTCACTGAAAACTCCCCAAGCGAGCACAATTATCGGCGCCGAAATAACCAGAAGGACGAATTCGTCCTTAAAATCATTTGTTCGGGCTTCTAAAAGTTTGCCCTGGTAAGATTCTTCTCCTCGGGCCATACGTTCTGCATGAAGCAGAGCCGCATCCGACATAGCCATTTTAGTTCTTTGTTTATTTGAATAGACTTTAGCTCCAGCTTGTAGAGCCATTTTTGCTAGACCAAACCACATATTAGAACCAAGTTGCTGTTTGTTTTCGTGCTTTAGTAGAAGTACCTTTTCCACCCGTACCTTGGATAGTAACTTTGTCTCCCTTAGCAATGTAAGAACCTTTTCCTCTAAAACTTGATAGACCTTTTGGATCCATATGTAAGTTTTGTGAAGGAATTGCTACATGCTCAGAAGATCTTAAAGGTGCTTTACCTTTACTTCCATATTGCGCTTCATTTTTAGCCATAATTTACTCCTTAGTTGTTGTATACTACCTTTGCGGACCTTTCAAGGTCTTTACATCCTTACGTTTCATACGATCAGATGTTAGTTTAGTTTCAGCGGACATGATTGATTTTGCAATCGCCGTATCAGCTCTTAAATGAGCTAAATCTTCGTTCTGTTCAAGCTTATCTTCAGTTAAATCTTTATTTTGAACTAATTTAGCTTTGTCCAGATTAATTCTTGCCTTTGTTTCTTCTTCTTTACGCACATTTTCCATTGCTTTCAAGTCCACTTCTCTTGATTTAAGTTTTAATAATGGATCATGGTCAAATTGGGAAGTAATATTCTTTTCTTCCTTCATAAATTCTTCGGTCATTTCTGCAATCAAAATTGCCTTTCTCGCTTCAATTTTTTGAGAAATTTGTTGAAATTGTTGTTGAACTTGTGGATTCGTTACTGCCTGTTGCTGCATCTGTGGCAGCATTTTCATTTCTTCTCTAAATTCAAGTTGAATTTGTTCCTGAGCCATTAAAGAAATGTGCTCTAAACAGTTTTTCTGTAAGGCAGCCATGACCGGAGGGTTATTTCGAACCATATTCGTTGCCATAAAGTTTAAATGCGCTGTAATATGAGCTCGATGGTCCTGTCCTGGAAAAGCTTGAAATGGTTTTTGACCTAAAGCATCAATATTTTCCAACGCTGGGTCTTTGGGTTGAGGAGGCGGCGGAGGAGGTAAAACTTGATCGATGTTTTTAACTCCAATGGCTTCGTACATCTTACGATACGCCATGTATAAATTGTGCATTTGAGGATTTGACATTGCTAATTGTAATTCTGTTTGTGCCAACGTCACTCTTTGCGTCATGGAAAAAATATTAGGATCCGCTACAGGTAAAATATCAATTCTTTCATCAAAATCAGTTAATTTTACCACACGTGAGGCTCCCACAACATCATAAGGATATTCTGGAGGCAAATAAGTTGCAAAAATTTAAGATAATAGTTTAAATTCTTGTTTAAGGGCCGCATAAAGTCTTTTATGAATCGCAGACATTACTCGTGATCCTCTTTCAAGAAGTGCAACCGTAGTTCCAACCGCTGCGTTCTGATTACCATCTCCCACTTGCATATCGGCAATCGAAGCAAATCGTTGTCCCGCTTGAACGACGATGCCCATTAATTGTAATAAAGTTTGAGAAGGTTCTTTATAAGGTAAAAAAACGAAAGCATCTTTTAGATTTCCACCTGGAGTATCCACATCTTTAAATTCTCCCGGTTGAATCGCTGTTGCATCATCTTTAACTCTGACCCCTCGCTGTTTAAAGCCAGCCGGTAAATTGGATAGCGTGCCCGCATCTAATAATTGGCGGAGAGCAGCCGTTGCAGTTCTGCTCAAACCGCCAATCATGTGTATGAGTCCAAAGCCGTAAAATCCTAGTCCTGGCAGAAATTTGAAATGGACAAAATATTGGATTTTATTCTTCAATGGATCATTGGGCGCAAAGTTCCTTCGTATTGAAAGAACTTGTTGACTACCTTCTTCGACTGTTACGACGTAAGGTAATTTTATTCCTGTTGGTTCTCCATCTTGACCAACGTCTTCGAATCCGTCTAAATCTAAATTCACATGACATTCTAAAAGCGTATACAACGCTTCTACCCGTGCCGATCGTGTCATGCCTTCGAGTTCACGTTCTTTTTCTTTTAAACGATTATCCCCCGTCTCAGCCGGTTTCACTAATTCAATATCTCGATAAAAGCCGGCGACCTGCTGTTTACGCAGATCGTTCTCCGACATTTTAACGATATGAACCACTGCTTCCGCATCATCTAATGAGGTAGCTGTATACGGAACCACGAGGTCATCGGCTTGAACAAACTTTGAAACAGCTCGTCCAAGTAATTCATCATAATAAACTTTTTTAAAAGTAGATCCTGCTAACGGTAAATAAAAAAGCATGGAGTCAAATTCGGGCTCATACTCTTTCATTTGATCGAGCAGTTGAAAATTCATAAATTCTTTAACGCGTTCAGATTGTTGTTGCTTTTGTGGGTTGGATGCACCGATTACTTGCGTTCTTACCGGCCCATCGGCTGGAAGAAGTGCTTTGTAAGCTAGCGCTTGAAATTGGGTTACCGCTTCCGCTAGAACCGGATGCGTGGCGCCTGAAGCGCCTTGAAAAGGTTGGGTTCGATTATGGTACTTGAATCCTAAAAGATCAAGTCCTGTCGTATAGGCTTGTTCCCATTCTCGTCTTGAATATTTGTAATCTTTATAATCGCCATTCAGTTTTAAACCAATCGGCGATAAAACATCATCGGGGAGTAAATCCGCTAGATTATCGAAATGATTTTCGGTTCCTGGAATCTGAGGACGTGCGTTCGCATCGAAATTAATCGTTGCGCCGCCATCGTCTTCAGGGGTTACTTCTATTGGCCCTTTTTCTTCAATCTCCTCGACATTAATATCCTGAAGCGTTTCCGGTGAAGGAAGCTTAGGATCTAGTGTGTTTGGGAGTGATTTATCTATTCGATTGTCTGCCATTTAAACTCTCCGGTTTCTTTGTATCTTGTTCTTTAACTTTTCGCAACCCTTGTGGATTTGGACCCTTCAAAGGCGGGATTGCTTTCCATTTAACATACTTCATATTTTTGGTTAACGTTAGGTTTTTCATTTTTTTAAGAGACCCGCTATTCCCCCCTCACTTAAGGCATATCCAAAATGTCCTCTTATATCTTCCATGGGACTAATGCCTCTAGATTCCATATCTTTAATTTGTTCCTTATATCCATAAACAGGATGTGCACTCATTAGTTCTTGAGGTTTAAATGCTTTTAAAGAATCTGTTTCTTCTCCACCAATAGATTCAAAGAATTCTCTCATACTGGATCCAAAGAGAGGTCCCCAAACCATTCCTTCATCGGCCTTGGCCCCAACCATTTCTCTATACCCTCTATCAATACCAGGAATGCCCGCTGTCTTGTTCCATTCTTCAGCGGTTAAACTTTCCATCATATTTTCTAGTGTGACTAAACCAATAGTTGGATCTTTATTTTCACCTGCATAATATTCAT